GCTAGACAGAAGGTGATCGTGAGGCTATCTTATCAAGACTGGTGGGAGAAGACGGTTATGTGCGTGATCCATCAGGTCAGCTTGCTTTAACGCAATCTGGTCAGGAAGCTCGCGGCATGGAGCCTATCGGCAAAAACCTTGTTATCGAAGATGAGGGTTTTAGCGCAAGAGATTTCTCTGACTTTGCGGGAATTGTTCCAGAAACTGTTGGTTCTATAGCAGGCGCTATAATCGGTGGTGGGCCTTCATTTGGCCTTGGTGCTGTAGCTGGTGCTGGTATTGGCGCAATGGTTGGTCAGTCACTGGAAGAGGCTCTTGAGTCATTCTATGGCGTGCAGACACAAGACTTCGGTGAAGTAGCCCGTGACGTAGCCATAGAAGGCGTTATAGGCGCTGGCGGTGAAGTATTAGGCGCAGCGATTATCGGCGCTGGACGAGGCATAATAGGCGCTGGCAAGAACGTAGCAGGCCGCGTCGGTGGGCGAAGTCCAGCAGAGGAATTGGCTGACGAGCGTTTAGTCAGAATGGAAAGCCTTGTAAGTCGTGATTACATTCCATCTCTTGAAGCAATGGGTGCTCCAAGACCCGCAGCTTATGGTCAAAAGTTTGTTGAAAACGCAGGCAAGGTGATGGGACGTATTGACAACAATACGAACCAAGCGTTGATCGACAAAGCAAAGTTTCTTGATGGAATTAACGATGACGCTGTAAGTGAAATAGGTGAAGATGTTGTTTGGTATGCTCCTGCTAAATTTGCAAGGCTCAGAAAAGCTAGAAACGATGCGCAAAAAGGTATTTTTAACGCCGTAGACGATGCAATGGATTTAATGTCTTCTTCTTATGACAAGTCCATTCCATTAAACACACAGGCTTTAAGCAGTATAACAAAAGCATTTCAGGCTGGAAATGATAATGCTGTTTCTAACTTCCGCGCTATAGATGACATGCTTAATCAAATTCAATCGACTGTAACGGGTGCGAGCGGCAGACAAGTTATGAAGAAGGGGGGTCAGCTAGATATATTTAACGTAACTCCAATAAAAAACCAACTTACAGATTACATGAATGAAATGCGTAACTTAGCTGATCCTGCTGTTGACGGCGCAGAAGTCTTTTTGCGTGGAACAAGCGGCGGTGGTGCAACATTTAATGAAATGGCTATTTTGCGAAAGCAAATAAATGACAGTCTTTATTTTGGAGGCAATGTTACCACTAAAGGGCGTAACATTTTAGATAAAGTGCGAAACCAAATTGATGAGATGATGGATGCAGACACTATCATAGATGACATTAGGATAAACACGACGGGTCTTTTTGCAGAAGACAAAATTCTTCTTAAAGAGGCAGCGGCTCAAAGAAAATTTGCCATGAAGAACTATCGTGAGTTTAGGCAGAAATACGACAAGCTCGCTGATTTAAGCATCATTAGATCAGTTGATAATCTCCAAGACTTTGAGGGATATGGCGCAAGAGAAATAGCTGATAAGTTTTATGATAAGGTAATTAAGGCCAACTCTCCAGCGCGTCTTCAGTCTGTGCTAGATGCCTCTGATAATCCCAATGCCTTAAACGATATGTTTGCTCGCAGATACTTGGAAGATGGCTTGGACTTCGCAGGAAGAAACGATGTAGACCCAACTAAATTTGATGGTCGTAAGTTTTACAACCATGTCAAAAAGCTAGGTGATACAGGTCGTGTTTTGTTTGGTGATGAATGGGGCCAAGTTCAAAAAGTTGCTAAAGATATAAGTGGCGCTCACACTCGCAAAGGAATTTCTATTGAAGATGTCCAAAACGCGACTGATGCAGTGGGTGGTGAATCAAGCATAGTGAAGTCAATGCAAAATATGTTAGCTAAACAAAACGAACTTAATGACGCTTTAAAAACTACAGTAATTAAAGATATTAACGCTGGGACTTACGAAAACTATGACTCTGTTGTTAAGGCTTTAACAAGTCCAAACCTCACTCAAAGTGAAGTCATAAAAATAATGAAATTTTTCGATGGAAATCCGAAAATGAAAGACAACATGAAAAATGTTGTATTGCAAGATATTTTGTCTGTTGTGGATGATCAAGTGTTCGCAAGCCCACAAGCTGCAAGCTCATTGAAGGACACTTTGTCGGGTTATAAGCGTGGCACATTAAGACAGATATTAGGAGAGGACACTTCTGATGCTTTGTATGGATTTGCTGACGATTTAGTTGATCTTGGCGATGTCGGAAAAGAAGGCTCAATTGCAGCGGGATCACTTTGGGCGAACATGTTTAAACATCCTATAAACACACTTGGCTCAGTCGGTAAAATTAAATTGTTTGCAAACGTGCTAGGAACAAAAGGAACTGCTCAAAGATATTTGCAGATGCGCCGTGCCGCAGGAAATAATCCTGAGAATCAATCACAAGCTATGATAAATATCTTAAATCAATCGTTAGTGGAAGAAGGCGTGGATGTTGGATCAGCAGCATCAAAAGCAGGAAGAATAATTAAACCAATTGCATCAGCAGCAAGTCAAAGCAGCAGAGCATTTAAAAATGCTGCGCCTCGCGCTTCGGGACTTGGATCATATGAGAAGCCCGGTCAAACCCGAACAAATGTTCAACCTCCTCTCAGAATGCCAAGCATTCCTGTTCCTGAAGTATCAATGCCTTCTGTATCAACAGAACCCATGGGTCCAATTCAAATGTTGCAAAGAAACGTGCAGAGCGAGCTTAGAAAACGCGCACGCGAAAACCCAGCAGTGGCAGCAACACTACTGGGCGGTTTAGGTAACGCTGGACTTCTTTAGTCTTCGATGACTGACGCCAAGCCGCCTATTCCAACAGGAGGACGGTAATTAGGCTTGGCGTTGACACGCACTTGGATATCCTCGTATGTTTCATCAATCATGCGTGCAAGCTGTCGCCCGATAGCACGATCTTCGTGCTCTGCAACAAAGACTAGCTTATCATACGCTTCAATCGAAACACCTACGGATTTATATTTTCCGGGGTTTGGCATGGAGTTTCCTTCCCATAAATGACTTTTCCTACTGTATATAATCCCAAGCGGCGTGGGTCAAGACCCAAGTACGGAAACAAGAAAGTAACTGTGCAAGGAATTAAGTTCGACTCCAAGTGGGAATCAGAACGATATTTATATATAAAGAGCCTTGAGCGTGCGGGTAGGGTGCGCAATCTTGAGCTACAGGTCAGGTTTAACCTACTGGTAAACGATCAGAAAATATGCGCCTACATTGCTGACTTCCGCTACGAGAAAGAAAATGCCAACGGTGATTGGGAAACAATTATTGAAGACGCCAAGGGCGTTGAGACGCCTGAGTTTAAGCTAAAGAAAAAGCTCATGAAGGCTTGTCTTGGCATAGAAATATTTTTATCTAAAAAAAGCTATTGACATGTCCCACTCCCTATGGGATAGGTAGGGTTCTAGTAATTTAGCGGAAAGGAATCGACATGGAAAGTCGTGAATTATTTGAGCGTCGAGAAGAACTCAAGCACGTTATCGGTGAGATGCGTATTGAGCTTAAAGACGTTGAAGAACAGCTATCAGATACATTTCTACCAGTGGCAAAAGACGTACTGCGCTCGCAAGGTAAAGACTTTGGTACTGCCCAAATCACTGAGGGAAACCAACGTCTAAAAGTCACTGTGGGCAAGAAGGTCACATGGGATCAAGACGGGCTGCGTGACACGCTTAACAACATGTCACCAGAAAATGCGCAACACTATGGCAAGCTGACGTTTGCTGTAGAAGAGCGCAAATTTACAGCCGCTCCTCCTGCAATCAAGGATGAGCTTGAAGGGTGCCGTACTGTAGAGGTAGGCAGAGTTACAGTAGAGGAGGTGGAATAATGGCTTTACAAATTATCACAGCAGATCAGCGTATCGCTGAGAAGAAAGGTCACAAGATTGTAGTCTGTGGCGCAAGCGGTGTGGGTAAAACCACACTTGCTCGAACTCTTAATCCATCAACAACTTTGTTCATGGACTTGGAAGCAGGGGATACAGCTATTGAGGGGCATCCTATTGATGTCGTTCGCCCTAGAACATGGGCAGAGTGTCGTGACCTTGCTTGCTTCTTAGGTGGGGCAAACCCATCGTTGGCAGAAGATCAGCCATATAGCGAATCACATTATAATTATGTGGCGCAGATGTATGGGGACAACTCAGACCTATGGCAGAAGTATGATACATTGTTTGTGGACTCAATTACCGTTGCAGGCCGTTTGTGCTTCCAGTGGTGTTTACAACAGCCAGAAGTGCGGTCTGACCGATCTGGTAAGCTAGACACTCGTGCAGCGTATGGTTTGCATGGTCGTGAGATGATGTCATGGCTAACCCACATTCAACACATCCGTTCTAAAAACGTAATCTTTGTTGGAATTCTTGACGAGATTACTGATGAGTACGGACGCAAGCAATACTCCCTTCAAATTGAGGGAAGTAAAACTGGCCGTGAATTGCCCGGAATTGTTGACGAGGTAATCACAATGTCAGTGTTAACAGGGGATCACGGTCAGTATCGTGCCTTTGTATGTCAACCTCTGAACGAATGGGGCTATCCAGCCAAAGACCGTTCTGGCAGATTAGACACATTAGAAGAGCCACACTTAGGAAAGTTAATTGAAAAAATGAGCAGTGGCTCAAATAAATCTGACAAAGAATTAGTCTTTGTTGATCCAACAACTCAAACTTCTAGCGAAGGGGAAGCATAATGCTTAATTTAAATAATGTTCCACAAGACCAAAACGCAAGCCAAGAATTTTCTCTCATTCCAAAAGGTACCGTTGTTCGCGCTATAATTGTTGTGCAGCAAGGTGAAGTAGAATTACCTGAGTTTGGTCAGGGTTCTTGGTTCAAGAAATCTATGAGCACTTCTGCAAAGTGGGCGAACCTAGAGTTCACTATCATTGGTGGTCAGTTTGATCGTCGCAAGTTTTGGCACAGCGTCTTTGTTGACGGTGACAAAATGGGCGATAGCGGTATGCCGCTTGCCAAGGAGATTGGTTTGCGCACACTGAAGTCAATCGTTGAGAGCGCACGCGCTATCGACCCTGCTGATATGTCTCCAGAGGCACAGCAAAGCCGTAACATCTCTGGCATGTTTGACTTGAACGCAATGGAGATTTGCGCTAAGATTGGCGTTAAGAAAGGTACGAACGGATATTCGGATAGCAATCAGCTAATGGCTGCGCTTACTCCGAATAACAGTGAGTATATTGCCCAAGGTCAGGCTCCTATGCAGAATAATACTACGTTAATTGCGTCAGTTCCTGCACAGGCTTCTACACCACAGGCTCCGCAAAATTCTGGCGCGGTTCCTTCATGGGCAAACAAGTAATCTAGCGGCAGGGCCATTCCGCGCCTGCTAGACCAAGGTACGGGGGGCCTTGGGCCGCGAACCCCCCACACTATTCTAGCAAATAGGTACAATCATGTTATTAAGACCCTACCAAAAGGTAGCTGTCTCTGACGCGTGTAACGCGTTGGACAAGCATAAGAACACACTCGTTGTAGCTCCCACAGGGGCAGGCAAAACAATCATGCTCTCCGCGCTTGTAGGCAAGCGCCACAAAGAGGGTAAGAAGGTTTTGATCGTGCAACACCGTGATGAGCTTGTAAATCAAAACAAGCAAAAGTTTGAGAAGGTTAATCCCTTTTTAACCACAAGTATCGTCAATGGCACAGTAAAGCATTGGGATGGCGAAGCCGTCTTCTCAATGGTGCAAACAATTTCCCGCGAACGTAACCTTCGTGATCGTCCTAAGTTCGACATGGTGGTGATTGATGAAGGCCACCATGCAGCGGCTCCCACATATCGAAGGGTGATCGACGCTGTTCTGGAGGACAATGAGCACGCAGAAATCGTAGGCTTTACCGCTACGCCTAACCGTGGCGATGGCAAAGGATTGCGCGGCGTATTTAACAACTGCTCTCACCAGATTGAAATCTCAAGCCTGATTAACGAAGGCTTTCTCGTTCGACCAAAAACATTTGTCATTGACCTTGGCGTCAAC